GGACATGTCTCTTGCGGTATGCGACGGCATACTGTGACCATTGCGAATCCTTGCCCGATATATGAAAATCAGAAAGATTCATTCTGTATTTTATTGTGTGATAACAACGGGATAGCCTAGGGATTCCTAGGGATTCTGCGCAATGCCCTAGACCTATAGGCCAGCAGGGGGTGGGCAGGGGCCAGACGGGGCCGGGGGGTAAGCGTATACCATATCTGCCAGAAATTAGGGAAACCAATAAGTGTTAACCATAATCGGGTCACATGGTTAACAACATCATGCTCCACTCATACACGGTATTATGATACCACAGTTGTAGAAGCCCTAGGACACACCTTACAGAGCCTCTAGATGTCTCCGCTACCCTCACCTAGAAAAACCCGCAGACCCTATCCAGCGTCTCTCTCCGTGGCGCTTTTAGCTATCTTGAGGCTGTACACCAGATGGCGGGTGATTCAGCGTGGTGGTAGCTTAGGTGTAGCCTGTATCTCTGATTATTCTTCTAATAAATATGAAATAGGGTATTGACAAAAGGGTGAATCGCGGGTATCTTACTTAAGTATACTTAAAGAGATACATGATGAGATACATGATGAGATACATTATGAGAGACATAGTGAACTCATTATGATACCCTAAGCTACCTAAGTGTACCTTATGCTTTCATAGTGATACCTTAAGTATTACTTATATATTATATAAAAATAAGAGAAAGCATAAGGAAGCATAAAGTACAACATCATGTATATCATTAAGTATATACGTAGGTAGGAGAAAGTGAATTTCAAGTACCCCCTAGAAAATAATTTCTTCTGTAGTTTAAACAAGAAAAAGCTTGACTATGGACATACTTGGAGTATAACTACGGATGAAGTATTTCTCAGATGAGGACGTACTAGGTCAGTTCTACAAGGCACTAGCTGCTGGTGAAGAAAAAGTCTTACAGAGGATACACATACCTCGTTCTGATGTGTTCTATGTACGTGAGGCGATTCACCAAGGTACTGGCGTTAAGTACAGCTTAGACAGAGTTGAGAGAGCTATGTTTCTTGAGGGACATCTACGGAAGCAGGATGTCTTTGAACCAGATCGAAAGAGGGAATGGGAATGAGTCTAAGCCTAGGGACTAAATCCAGAGAAAATCTTAAGGGTGTCCATAAGGACTTGGTTGCTGTAGTCGAGAAGGCTATCACAATCACCACCCAAGACTTCACCGTTGGTGAGGGTATGCGTACCCTAGAGCGTCAGAAGAAGTTGGTAGCCAGTGGTGCTTCCCGTACTCTGAACTCTCGCCACCTTACAGGTCATGCCGTAGACCTACACCCATATCCATACAAGGGTGACCACGACATGGATGGTATTCCTAACTCAGACGACTGGGATGCCTACAAGCCAATCTACGTAGCGATGAAGCAGGCTGCTGCAGACTTAGATATTCCTTTAGAGCATGGATGGGACTGGGGCTGGGACGCGCCTCATCATCAACTACCAGCTAAGGACTACAAGTAATGTCCGAGGATGATACACTCAGAAGAATCGCTAGACTAGAAGAAGAGATTGCCAGACTTTGTGCAACAATCAATGAACTCAATCTGACTATTGTTGTATTGAATAAGACAGTTGAAAATATGAGTGCATCTGAAAAGCGTAGAACAGAAATTAGGGATAAGTCAATATTGTTTGTAGTTGGTGGGTTTATTTCTGCTGTTGTTGTTTGGATTATTAATGGCGGACTAATTAAGTAAATGTCTAAAAAAACCTACAAGAGAGAAGTTGCTATAGCCCTCTTGATTTGGTTGGCTTATGTCGTAGAGGTGAAGGATGCTAGCATTGTCGAAACCCTCGTTTGGCCAGTCTTTACGTTCGTGGCTCTTTCGTTTGGCATTGATTGGTGGGGTAAGTCTGGTAACAGCCTGCGGCAGTCTCCCGATGAAGCTCCTGACGGGGGGAGGCCCAAACGTAGCAGCCAACACCCAAGTGGCGAAGGTGGCGAACCAGACATTAGGTAGTTCAGTGGCCACTGGTGATCAGAAGATTGAGAGAGTTGAGGGTCATAACAACAGAGTCGAGCAAGTACAGTCTCAAGATAACAAAGTTAAGACTGAATCTGTTGAAAAAGTAGTGATCAATGAGGTTCCACCTTGGGTTATATTGCTTTTACTAGTTGGATGGTTACTCCCTACACCACAAGATATTGGAAATAGGATTTATTTATGGCTGTCCCACCTCGTGTCAAAACTAAAATGGCGGAAATAGGGGTATCTGGGGTAAATAAACCTAAGAAAACTCCCTCTCACCCCACTAAATCCCATGTTGTAATGGCTAAAGAGGGTGATAAGTACAAAGTTGTACGATTTGGACAGCAGGGTGTAGTAGGTGCAGGCGATAATCCCAAGTCTGCTGCTGATAAAGCTAGAAAAAAGAGCTACTATGCTAGACATGATGCTCAAGGAAAACCGACAACCAAATTATCTGCAAAATTTTGGAGTCACAAAACGAAATGGTGAGTAAATGACAATGCTTGGACTGATGATTCCCACTGAAGAGATTCCAACTGCTAAAGAGAATCTTGAAACTATCAAGTGGCTAATGGAATACTGGTCGTTTGGCCCTGAAGTTGGTTCAGGAAAGCCTGATGACAACGCTCCTTTCTGGTCTGAGATTGCTAAAGTCTGGGATGTTGATGAGAAGCAAGCTCGTCGTCAGCGTTGTGCTAATTGTATGTACTTTGTAGACACACCTAAGATGCTTAAGGCTATGGAGCAGGTTGCTTTCAACGAGTTTGATGAGACTGGTGGTGGCCGTGGCTACTGCAAGAAGTTTGACTTCATCTGTCATAATCTACGTGTATGCCAAGCTTGGGAAAACTGTGATCCTATGGCAGAGTATGAAGAAGAAGACAAATAGTCATGGCCAAGCCCCCTGCAAAATCTAAAGTGAACGAGTCAGGCAACTACACCAAGCCTACAATGCGTAAGCAGTTGTTCAACTCAATTAAAGCTGGTGGTAAGGGTGGCGCTCCCGGACAGTGGAGTGCGCGTAAGGCACAGATGTTGGCTAAACAATATAAAGCAGCAGGGGGTGGCTATCGTGAGTAAAGGTGTTCCACACTATCTACCAAGTGGTAAGTTGTACACTGGGCCTACGCACAAAGCAGGCAGTGTGCTAATGACAGGTAAGACTCATACCGCTACCAGCAAGAAGCTTACGCATACTGCACCCAAGAGTAAGAAATGAAAAAGCCACAGGCCAGTCTAAAAGCTTGGACGAAAGAAAATTGGGGTACAAAGAGTGGTAAGCCCAGTACTCAAGGCTCAAAGGCAACAGGTGAACGGTATCTCCCAAAGAAAGCTAGAGAAGCCCTATCCGACTCTGAATATGCTGCAACCACCAAAGCAAAACAAAAAGGTAAAGCAGCAGGTAAGCAATTTGTAAAGCAGCCTAAAGCTATTGCAGCTAAGACAGCTAAGTTTAGAAAGAAATCCTGATGGCTAAGACACCCACCAAAGCACAAGCCAAGATCGCCAAGGTTCTAGGTGAGTTTAAGGATAAAAAGTTACACTCTGGTGTTGACCCCAAAGGGCCAAAGAAAGCACGAGTTGTAAAGAGTCGGAAACAAGCAATCGCCATAGCTTTAAGCGAAGCAGGCAAACTCAAAGGGAAGAAATAATTATGCCAATGAAACCTACACCAATGCCAATAAAAATTGGCAAACCAAAAAAACCTGTTATGCCAAAGAAGACTGGCATGGCCTATGGCGGTATGACTAAAGATAAAGGCATGGCATACGGTGGTATGGCAGATAAGACTATGGGTATGACCAAGCCTATGGGTATGGCTAAGGGTGGTATGGCTAAGAAAACCCCTGCTAAAAAAGGGAAGAAATAATTATGGCTAAGGAAAAGAAAAAACTAGTAGAGGGTGTTGACTTTGAGTTTGTCAAAGGTAAAAACACCAATGCTATGGTTAGGAATATCTTTAGTAAAGCAGAGAAAGCAGAAAGAGCATCCAAAACGGTTGCTGTCAGTAAACCTGCTGCTGTTCCAACCCCCAAGCCTAAAGCTAAACCTGCTCCTACTAAGCCCAAAGCTCGTCCTGCTGGTCTGAACCCACAGTCGGGTGCTGCTCGTAGCACTGCAGGTAAAGTAAAGCCTGCGGCTACTCCAGCTATGTCTGGTGCATCGCGTAGCACTGCAGGTAAAGTAAAGCCTAAACCTGCTACTAAGCCTGCCACTACAACAGACACCTCGTTCGCCCCACTTAAGCGCCTAGGTAGTTTTCTTGCTGGTGGCGGTATGTCTGGTGCAGATAAACGCAAAAAAGCTGCTGAGAAAGCAGCAAAGGAAAGACGCTAATGTCTTCTTACAAAGGTTAATCAATGGCACTTGTATCTCAGGGTAAATCATCCAGAGTACGTAGTACATACGTAAGCTGCACAGTTAGAGATCAGGTGTATACGCTTTATACTTGTCCCCCTAACTGTGTAGCTGAAATGTCTATGCTGCTTCTTGCTGGTGTTGTTGGCTCCCCTGATGTGGATGTCATTTGGAATACCTCTCTTGATGATGGTCATTGTCATATTTTTGGGGATAAGAATATCGCTGTAGGTGAATATGTTCTTCTTACAGGAGCAACTCTTGTACTCCAGCCCGGAGACACTCTTACAGTTAAAGCTAAGGTTCAAAATAATCCTCACACAGATGCTTCTTGTACCGTAACTGAAACTTTCATTCCGATTGGATAAGAACATGGCAAGAGAGCTTACAGATAACCAACAACGATTTCTTTCTGTACTCTTTGAAGAGGCACGGGGTGATTTTGTACAGGCTAAGAAGCTGGCTGGCTATAGTGATAACTACTCGACCAAGGATATCGTAACCAGCCTTGAGGATGAGATCGCAGAGCTTACCAAGAAGTTTATTGCCCATGTTGGGGTTAAGGCTGCATTCAGTATGTTCGAGGTTATGACTGACCCAACTGCCCTTGGTAACAAAGAGAAGATGACTGCGGCTAAAGATATCCTAGACCGTGGTGGCTTCAAGGCTAGGGATGAGATCAAGGTTGAATCTGATACACCACTGTTTATTCTGCCAGCTAAAAGCAGTGATTGACAAGTGTAGCAATATGTAGTATAAGTTTTGCATGACAAAGATTAAAAAAGAATGGAAGCTACCTAAACCTACAGATCATGGTGACCACTTCGAGTGGAAGCCAGTTGTTCGCATAGGTAGACAAGTACCCTTTGGGTATGTTGAGGATACTAAGGATAAGGATATTCTGATTCCTGTAGTTAAGGAACTAGAACTCCTAGAGCAAGCAAAGAAGCACCTTAAGCGTTACTCCTATAGAGCAGTAGCAGCTTGGCTGAGTGAGCAGAGTGGAAGAGTAATCTCTCACGTAGGTCTGTATAAGAGGATTAAACTTGAATACAAGCGTAAGACAGAAGCTGCAACACACAGATACTTTGCCGAAAGGTACAAAGAAGCCATCTCGAAAGCCGAAAGGCTCGAAGCCAGAGTTGGTGGAGCAGCAACCAGAGGTGAAGCTGACAGTGCCAGCCCAGCCGAAGCCACCACAGATTGACACAAAGAAAGCTAGAGAAGTTATCTTTAAGCCTAATGATGGGCCACAGACAGCTTTCCTTTCTGCTAATGAGCAAGAAGTTCTTTATGGTGGTGCTGCTGGTGGTGGTAAGTCATACGCTATGTTGGCAGACCCAGTACGTTACCTGAACAACGAACATGCTAAGATGCTCTTGGTGCGTAAGTCTACAGAGGAACTACGAGAACTTGTATCTGTATCTAAGATATTGTACCCTAAGGCTATCCCCGGTATTAGGTTCCTAGAACGTGATAAGACTTGGATAGCCCCATCTGGTGCATCACTCTGGATGAGCTACCTTGATGCTGATGATGACGTTACTCGCTATCAGGGTCAGGCTTATAACTGGATTGGGTTTGACGAACTTACTCAGTGGGCTAGTCCCTTTGCTTGGAACTATATGCGTTCCCGTCTACGTACTACCAAAGCCAGTGGGCTAAAGCTATACCAAAGAGCTACGACTAACCCCGGTGGTGCTGGACATAGTTGGGTAAAGAAAGCTTTCATTGACCCTGCTAAACCAAACAAAGCATTCTGGGCTATTGATCCAGAGACTGGTGAAACTCTCTCATGGCCAGCAAATCATGCTCGTGCTGGTGAGCCACTGTTCCAACGCAGGTTTATCCCTGCCACTCTGTATGATAACCCATACCTTGCTGAAGATGGTATGTACGAAGCTAACCTGATGTCTATGCCTGAGCATCAACGTAAGCAACTACTTGATGGTAACTGGGATGTGGCAGAGGGTGCAGCATTCTCAGAGTTTAACCGTAAAATACACACGATTGAACCCTTTGATATTCCAAGTAACTGGCCAAGATTTCGTGCAGCAGACTATGGTTACAGTTCTTATAGTGGTATCGTATGGTTTGCTATTGCTCCCAGTGGTCAGCTAGTTATCTACAGGGAACTTTATGTATCTAAAGTATTAGCAGAAGATTTAGCAGACCAGATACTTGAGGCAGAGCATGGAGAGAAGATTCGTTATGGGGTACTCGACTCCTCCCTCTGGCACAAGCGTGGTGACACTGGCCCTAGTATTGCAGAGCGTATGATTCTCAAGGGTTGCCGTTGGCGTCCAGCAGACAGAAGCCGTGGGTCACGTATTGCAGGTAAGAATGAGATACACAGAAGACTGCAGGTTGATGAGTACACGGGTGAACCCCGCATGGTTATCTTCCACACATGCCGAAACCTGATCTCTCAGCTACCCTCTATCCCTCTCAGCAAGACAAACCCTGAAGATGTGAACACCAACGCTGAGGATCACCTCTATGACGCTCTACGGTACGGTGTAATGACTCGCCCAAGTACGGGTATGTTTGAGACAGACACAAGCTATAACAACTATGAT